CGACACCAAGATCGATGATATTAGACGCAACCTGAGTACCCGCTGTTGGAGCATCAGTTTGCGCGCCGGAGGTGATGCCGCCAGTTGCACCGTTAGACGTGCCGGTGAATGTAAGAAATCCATCGAGAATCATGTTTTATCTCCTAAGATTGAGGAAGCTCTGATTAGACAACCTGAGCTTCATTGTTGAGAATAGCATCGCAGGTCCGAACCGGAATGCCCCGGAAAGTGGTAACAACTTTACCGTCGAACTCGCTGAGATTAAGCAAGATGTTGGTCTTGTTCATCGCCTGTAGATCAAGATAAGTCCGAACCACGCGGTTGCAGTAAATTACAGTTTTACCCATATTCCCACGAACCATCGGCGTGTCGGATGATTGAATTGCCGTGGCTTGCGAGGGTGCCGTGGGCAGACGATAAAGGGCGCGAACAATAAGATTGATCAGATTCGCGGCCGAAACACCAGTGAGTTGGGTCACGTCGATATTTGCAACACGAGCCCAATAACGCCAGTCACGGAGAACAAGCCCAATCTCCCATTTAAAATGGTCACGATAGGCCTGATAGGTTCTACCTGCCGAATCGGTAATCGGCCACTCACCCATGTCTTGATGCTGGAGACCAGTGATCTTACCCTTCGGGAAAGTTGCGTGACACGTATCCGAGCCCCATACACCAACCCAAAGAGAAGTGTTCGTTGACGAAGTGCCGCCGCCATCAAGAACATTGTTGGCAGTCTGAGAATTCGCAGTGGTTTTGGTCGAATACCTTGCCGCAAGTCCAGTGAAGCGCTCAGGGTTGGTATGCTGGTTTCCATAAATAAGCGTTGCAGCGACCTGTTGCGACATACCTTCGAGGAAGCCGCGAACCTCAGACATACGGAACTCAGCGGTGTTACCATTGAGATCAGCGATGTCTTTGTCGATAACAGCGTAAGTTTCAAGATTACCGCAGGTATCAACAATCTGCGCAGTGGTTGATTTACCGCTGGGAACACCGGAGTTCAAAAGACGCCATGTCGCCTGAGGCAAGCCTGTGCGAACAGTGGTCTTGTGCCCGGTGGGAAGATTACCCTCGATGACAAGCATATCATCAAGGATTTCATTGGTCTGAGACAGGAGCTCAATGATGGAAGCAAGTTTATATCCATCATCCATACGCTTAGCCCAATCCGCGTATGTAAGTGCATAGGTACCAATAGTCGCCATTTTGATATTCCTTCGATTGAATTATATCTTCATCTAAGGTCTGAGCTAAGCTGTTCTACCCGCGACGGGGCCCTTAAGATGGAAGATTAGGATATATGGCCGAAGCCATGGATTTCGGAGCGGCCTTGCCATTACTAACTTGGCCATGCGGAGAAGGCCCATTGCCAGAAACTGGACGGCCTTCGCTGAGAAGCTCAGAAAGCTTCCACAAGGTTTTGACAATCACAGGATGATCTCCCATGCCAGTTTCATTCATAGTTTTATTAAACTCCGCACGGAGATCTGGTGGAAGCATTTCTTTAGCGCGGCCAATAACGGCGCCAATTTCAGTCTGCTTCCCTGCCATATCTTTATCAGAAGCAATTGCCTGTCGCCAACCTTCTCGCATTTCATTAATCTGCTGAACCACGCGAGTCTGCTGATCCTTCGCGATTTCATTATACAAACCAGAAAGTTTATCAGCCTGAGCCTGAGTCAAACCGAGTTCTTTGAAAACAGGCGAGGCAAGTTCAACAAGCTTCTGGTTAACTTCACCACCTTCACCAGCTTTAAATTCATATTTCTCTGGGACAGCAGATTTAGCTTCTAGTTTAACTTCAGGTTTAACCTCAGGTTTCTGCTCCGTAGACGTCAGTGCCGATTGATCCTTCAACTCGCCCGTCGCCGTCCTCGCTTCTGGCGAATTCATCATCGGAGGCGCTTCCGTCCCCGTGATCGTCTGAGTCTGCTCCGGCTGATTCTCGACTTGCATCTATTTGCTCCAGCTGCTTGATTTCTTTCATCATCAGGACAAAATCGTCTAGACAATTTGTTACAATAGCATGATAAATTTTCAATCCAACATTTCGTTCACCTTTAGAGTAGGCTTCAACAAGGGCATCTCCTCTGAATGGGTCGGCGAAGATATGGCAGGAAGAGAGTAGGTCATGAAACCAAATTCGCCCTGCTGATGTTGACATTGCGGCACAGATAAAGTTGACACGGTTTCTTTCGGCCAACTCTGACGCCTTCTCGGCTCGTCGTATTTCCTTCCGGTTTGACGCATTTATCATTGAACCCCGCCGAGTAATGCTTGAAGACCATTCGCGCCGCCACCAACATCAGCTTGTGATAGATTCTTTGCACCTTGAGCAAGTTGCTGCGCAATTGCGGCTTGCTGTGCGGCTTGCTGCTGTTGGGCACGCTGTTGCCGAATTGCCATAACAGCATCAGGCGGTCGAATCATTCTAGGATCATTGTTTAGAAGACTTGAATATTTGTCAAGCGCAAAATCAGTGTCGATGTTATCCATAATCTCAGGTTTGACGCCGACAATATTTCCGGCTGTAGAAAGCACCCGTTCAATCGAAGCGGCTTGAGTTGCAGATTGAGCCTGAGCCAACATTGATACAAAATCAATATTCATTGCCTTCCCGGCGATCTCTTGTGGAGGCGGGGGAAGAATACCTGCACGCGCGGCGATTGAAAACACACGTTCGAGAATAGGTTTTAGAACTTCATTATCGATTCGTTCTAGCGCAGGCCCAAGCATAACAAGGGATTCTGATTTACGCAGATCCCATTCAAGCGCAGTTACATTTGAGCGAGTTTCATATTGTGACGCGGTGCGAAGAACATCGTTGAAAAAGATTTGGGCAAGCCGGGTTTTGGCTTCGGTAAGGTCTGCGGTGATTTCTTGCACCGGAAACTTAGTGTCATAAACTGAGGCAAAACCGGGCTTACCCGATGCAGTATAACCTGTCACATAAGTCACACCGCCGGGGGTCAGATTCGCGGGTTGGTTTTTAAGTTGAATATCCGCAACAAGCGGAGGATTTACCATCTTGTCAATTGCTTGGGCCTTGCGTCGAGTTTCAAGCTGAATTTGTTTTTGATCAGGAAGTCCGTCCATGCCTGGGGATCGACCATAGGCATCGTTAGAAACCACGTCCCAACGGCCGATAATAGCCGCCTGCTCGAAGTATCCACGGCGACGAAGAAAACCAGTCGGCGTCGTTCCACCACCTTGCGGGCTGGCTGAACTTCCCCATTCCCAGTAAGCTTCGCGGAATTTGAATCTATCGGGAAATCCAAACTCTCGTCCGCGGCCATCGTTGTTTGGTTCAATAGAATGGGCGACAATTATCTCACGGGCCCGGCCGGAACCGTCAGGAAGGTTGTAGGCATCGCGAACACTTTGTGAACAATTCTCAATTCCAAATTCAGAAACAACATTTTCAATGGTTTTGGTGTATTCACGGTAAAAAATTGTGGGTCGGTATTGACCGTCAATACCGACATAATATTCACCAAGGCATGGATTAATACAATTAATCACATTATCATAATCTTCATAAACAAGCATAGCACCAGTGCCGAAGACAACAAGGTCATAATAAAGTACCGCAATGGAATTATAAAAATTAGATTCAGCGAAGATAAGATAAAGTAGCCGTTCACATTCAGCGAGCCAAAGCGAAACTGGTGTGGTTAAGGTGGAATCAAGGCGGCCGATGCGGAGTTTAAACCACCGCGTAGTTGGTGAAGATTTGCCTGAAACCAAACCCGATGCAAGATTTCGCGCGTAGATGCAGCCCGAAGAATCAAGAATATTCTGATTAATCGGGCTGCCACGATTAGCTTGATTTGGTGTAATGAGCCATTTATATCTACGAGGGATGAAATACTCAGCCAGTTCACGATAATGCGCGAACCAAGAATAGCGGTTCACTCGAAGGCTGATCAAGCGGCCTTCGGAGTAACGGCGGAATTTAAAATCTACAGCAGAATCACTCATTATCATTTTCCGTCGGAATAGAGCGATCTTCTTTAATATCAGGTTCTTGATCTGGAACAGAATTGATTTCCGGAATAACTAATCGCCCCTGCTCATTCATAACCCCAGCTGCCATGAGCAGATAATTCTGATCTACTTGAGGCAAAGCCGTCTGGCTTGACTGAGGTACAGTGAGCATATTATTGCCCCAATAAAGTATGTGAAGCAGTATTTTGCTGCTGTGGCGCAGCAGCGGCCGCGAGAAAGCTCGGGGCCTGCGCCGGTTTATTAGTTGAAGGACTACCTTCCGGAGAACGAGCAGGAGCAGCCGGTGGCGGAGGAGCATTTACAGTAGGAGCCTGTGCCTGTCCGCCCGCCATCAAACTTCCAAAAAGTCCCGCGCCAGCAGAGATAAGTCCAATCGTCAATGGATCCGCCATATCACGCCGCCATTCTTTCAGGTGAGTAAGGATCGTATTCGGAGATAACATTCGGCGTATGCGGATGATCCCCACCCGCCGAAGCATTACGAGAAAGTTGGTGAGCGAAGGTTAAGACCAACGCATCTATATCATCGAGTGAAATTCCATTTCCATCTTCGTCGACAAGGTCTTCTTTACGTTCAAGGATGATTTCATCTTTTTTATTGAAAGTATATTTAATTGCCAACATCTGCCGCCGAAGTTCGGGATCGTTGGGGATGGCACCGGTACGAAGCCATGCGCGGCAAGCACCGTACATGGCGGCGCGGTTATTTGCGTATTTCTCTCCGGTGTTGCCCCAGATAGTGTTGTATACTACATCCTTGCCTCCAAATTGAACTTCATAACAAAAGATCCGCTTTTGACGAATATTATCTACAACACCACCACCCACGCCACCACCATCAACCATGATCCCATCGGGCCGCATGGTTTCATTAAATACGGCGACTTCATCTGCGAGAGCTACAGTAGATAGACCGTTATACCGTCTTCGTTCTATTGTACGTGCGTCACGACCTTTACGGGGGAAAATGACTGATGCATTCATACCAAACCGAGCAACGTCAACACCAACGGCAAGCGGGTCGGAAATATCAACATAAACTTCTCGCGTCATTGCAGCATCAATATCTGCGGCGACGAAAAATTCCATCAGACCCTTACGAGGGAATTGACCGAGTACACGGACGCGAACGAAATCGGAATCGTCTCCGTAGGCTGTGACCCAATTATTAAGACGGCTTTTGTTTGTAATTCGAACTGTACGAGAGTCGATTTGATTATGTTGCCATTGGTCGGCAAATTTGCCACCGTCGAAACATTCACGGAAGCGTCCTGTATTTCTGGTTGGGTTGCCAAATGCGAGCCAGATGATTTCGGTGTCAGAGTCTGTAAGCGCACCTTCAGCGGTCTCCCAAATGATATCTGGAATCTCAGAACCTTCATCAAACACAAGAAGAATTCGTTTACCTTGGTTATGGAGACCCGCGAACGCCGCCGGATTTTTTTCAGACCATGGAATCATATCGATTCGCCAAGTACGTTCGCGTTCAGGATCTTTAGAGAATAAACCTGT